ATCCCGCAATCGTCATCAACAGCGCGGTCTGATGTCCAGTCCCTCAGCTTTCGACGCCTTCAAGGGCGTGCTCGATGCCTACGCCGCCGGTACGGGCGCGCTGCCGGTGCGCTACGAGAACGAATTCACGCAGGACCTGCTCGACGCCGGGACGCCAGCATGGGTCTACGTCGAGGTCTACGGCGACAGTTACGTGCAGGACACCATGGGCGCGCCGGGTGCCAATGTGTGGGAGGAAACCGGCGCGGTTTACCTGCACGTCATGGTCCCGAGCGGGACCGGATCGGCGGCAGCTCGCACGCACGCCAATACGCTGCTCAACCTGTTCCGAGAAAAACCGGTGAGCAATATCTTCATGCCGGAAATGTCCATCGGCGCCGGCGAGCCCGGCCGCGACTTCCCGAACTATTTCGCCATCACGGCGACGATCTCGTGGACGCGCCGCGACATCACCTCATCCCCCTGAAACCGGCAGCGCCGGCCATCTCGAAAACTGAAGGAGAAGCGCCATGAGCTTTGCTGATGGTTCACAGGTACGTCTTGCCGACGTGACGGAAACCGTCATCGGCACCATTCCGGCAACCCCGGCATTTCAGATCATGCGCTACCGCTCGGCGAGCGTGCGTCTAGCCAAGCAGGTCGATATCTCGGACGAGGTTCGAGCCGACCGCAACGTGCCGGGCATCACCGATATCGGCCGCAACGTCACCGGCTCGATCGAGACGCGATTCTCGTACGGCACCTACGACACATGGCTGGAGCGCTTGCTGTGCTCGACCTTCTCGACGAATGTCCTGAAGAATGGCGTCACGCAGAAGGCCGGCACCCTGGAAATGACCTACGAACAGGGCGCGACCGACAGCTATATCCGCTATCGCGGGTGCCGCTGGAACACGCTCGACCTCAACATGCGGTCCCGCCAGCCCGTCCAGGCGACGTGGGGTATCATGGGGATCGGCAGCCCGACGCCGACCTCCGCCATCATCACCGGTGCCACTTACCTGCCGGCGACCACCACCGAGGATTTCAACGCCGGCCTCAACGTGGCCAACATGTCGATCCTGTCGACTGCCATGGTGTCGTCGCCAAAGGTGCAGGCGTTGTCGCTGCGCATCAACAACAACATCTACCAGGTCGATGTCGTCGGCCAGTACGACGCCTACGGTCACGGGCTGGGCCGGTTCGAGGTCACCGGCAACATGACGGTGCTGTTCGAGGACCTGGCCGCCTATACCGCGATCCTCGATCACGAGGACGTGGCGATCGGCTTCGACCTCAGCGACAAGGCCGGCAACAAGTACACCTTCGCCATTCCGAAGGTGAAGTTCACCGACGGCGGGCCGGCCGCGCCCGGCAACGGTCAGCCCGTCGTGCTGGAGGTCCCGTTCCAAGCGTTCTACGACGCCAGCAGCGCCGCCTCGATCTCCATCACGAAGACGAGTGCGTAATGGCCAGGAAGCAGAAAGCCGACCAGCCGGCCGATGCTGGACCTGAGGCCATCCTGCCACTGACCGACTTCCGGGGCGATCCTTGGGAAACCGGAGACGAGAACGCCGTAGCCTTCAAGGCCGGCATCCTGTCGTCGCCGGTGCCGGTCGGGTTCGCGCAGCGCATGCGCGACGAGGGCAAGGCAGCAACGAGGCGGGTTCCCGATGGTGAGCCGCTGAACATCACCGACGAGGAACGCGCAGCGTTGCCCGCTCTTGACCCGAATGCGGCCGATGATCCGGCGACCTACACCACGGGCAAAGCTAAGGCCTGACCTATCCCGGCCGGCACCGGGCAGAGTTCGTGCGCACGATAGGCGGCAGGTTGTCGGGCCTGCCGCCACCCCCTTCCGACAAAGGACATCATCATGACCATCAAGCTCGGCAGCCTCGCGGCTGACTTGTCGAAAGAACGTGAAGGCGAATGGATCGAGCCGAAGGAATGGCCGGGTCTCAATCCTGAAAGGCCGCTGGAGCAGACCCAGCTCCCCGGTGTCGCCTTCCTCGTCCGGTCGACGAATTATCCGCCCTACGTCACGGCCCGACAGACGGCACTTGAAGACCTGAAGAAGGACTATCCCAACGACAAGGTACCGCCCGAAGTCGCGGCCCGCATCGAGGGTCAGCTTGCCGTCGAGCACCTACTGCTGGGCTGGGAGGGCTTCGACATCGCCTATTCGGCCGATGCGGTGAAGGTGATCCTTGCCGCCGAGGAACATCGTGTTTTGCGCACGATGATCTACTGGTGCGCCGGCCGCGTCGGCAAGCGCCAGGTCGAGTTCGTCGCGGACGCAACAAAAAACTCCGCAGCGCCTTCCGCTGGCAAATAAGCAGGAAGGCGCCAGAACAAGAGGAATGGGTCAAGGAACTCATCAAGGCGTACCCCGACGAAAAATGGCTGGAGCGCGCCGTTGAGAAACCGCCTGCCGGTGCGGAGCCGGAAGCGTGGCACGCCTTTTACCTGCGGGCGTGGTCGGTTCTTCGCTTCGATCGGCAATATGGCGCTTTCGGCGGCGAAACGCCGATCAGCTTCATGGCGCTGGACGGATATGCCCGGCGCTACGGCATCGAGGGCGAGGCGTTCGAACGGTTCCTAGCCTTCATGACCGCGCTCGACGATGAGTGGCTGGAATATGTCAGCCGATCTACCTCGGGCGCGCGTTGATGGGGATGCCGGCAGTTTCACACGCCCCGAGCACCAGCAGGGCAGATGTTTGGGACGCATCCCCCATTGCGACCAACTCAAAGTCGCGGTTTTTGTGGAACTTACCGATATATGGCGTTTGTCCAGTGTAGCCGCCGAAGCTGTTCTTGGAATTGACCCAACCGCAGACAACCAGTTCTTCCGATCCATTCCAAATACGCGAGACAGCGCGTATCGGACCGAAGCGGGCGGATTCCGGGTCTTTCAGTCTGGCTGCTACTTGTCGCTGGGTTTCCGAGCGAAATGCTGAATCGACCCGCCATTCCTTCAGATAGGTAGCCGTAGATGTTTGCGTGGACACTGGTGAGGCTTGACACCCTGCAAGGATGACCAGCGCACCCATCGCGGCAACCATTTTTCTCATGTTTTTGTCCCCCTCCGCCAGCACATTACTCTTTGGTTTGGAGAAATCCATTGGTTCAGCAAATCTCGGCGCTGATCGTTCAGCCCGTCCTCGACCCGTCGAAATATTCTCCCGGCGCTCAGGAGAAGGTTGCGGCCGACAAGGCGATGGTCACGTCTGCGCGCGAAGCTGGTGCTGCTCAGCAGGGTCTCTCGGTCGTCCTTACCGATACATCGGCAAAGATCACGACTGCCGGCGACGTCGTTACGCGTCTGGAACGCACTTACGTTGCAGGTGCGAAGCAGGCGTTGATGTTCGAACGCGATCTCAGTGCACTGAACCGTGCCATCGAGACGGGCAAGACCGACATTGCTGACGCCGCCAACATTCTCGTCGGCATGAACCAGAAACTTGGCTTGAGCGCGGATGCTTCGTCGATTGCGGCGTCCGGTCAGTCGAAGCTGGCCGCCGCCGTCACTTTAGCGAACGACAGGATCAGGCAACAGACGACACTTTTGAATGATGTCGCCATTGCAGAGGCCCGTGCCGCGCAGATGGCGGAAAATCAGCGACAGGCCGCCGCCGCCAATCAGGGCAGGTTCAATCAGATCCTCGGTGTCGGCGGCCCGGTAGTCAGCGCCCCGGCATCTGCCAGTGTATTTCAGGCGGAGTTCGATCGTCTGGATGTGATCGCCGCACGGAAGGCACAGCAGATCGGCCAAAACTTCGCGGCTGATCTCGATGCCTCACTTTCGACTGGCATCTCGAAGGTGGCCAGAGATTCGGCTGCAATCTTTCAGGCTGAATTCGCGCGCATAGACGAAATTGCGAGCCTTAAGGCTCAGCAGGCCGGAGCCATCTTCCAGTCTGATCTGAACGCATCGTTCGGTATCGGTACGTCTGGCAAATCTGCGAACGCATCGGCATCAGTTTTCGAGCAAGCAGCGCGCGAAAGCGAGATGTATGAACAGAAAGCGCGCGATCTGCGCGCCGCGCTTGGCGATGTGTCGATCATGCAGGATCGGCTTAACGCTGAGCTTGCCGAGTATGCTGTTCTCGCCGAACGCGGCCTAATCACTTCCGAACAGTTTGCCAAGGCGCAAGCTATGGCGCGAGCCCGCAGTGCCGGCGGCCCGAGCCCCGGTCTGGCACGCGCTGCGGGGTTCAATGCAGGTCAACAGCTTCAGGACATCGCTATGATGTCGATGCTTGGCCAGTCACCTATGACGCTTGCGCTGCAGCAGGGCCCGCAACTGGCTTCTGCTATTGAAATGGGGGGCGGACTGGCAGCGCTTCGGGCGGGCCTCGTGTCGCTTGTCAGCCCGACCACCTTGCTCACGGTCGGTTTGACTGCCGCGACGGCGGCGGCAATTCAATATTTCTCCAAAGCCAAGGACAGCGCGCAGGACCTCAACAAGGTTCTGTCGCGGCAGAAGGAAATCCTCCAGTCGCTTGGACCGGCGTACCAGGAACTCGCGCGTGCGCAGAGCGGTCCGTTCGAGAGCACAGCTGTAGCCCGACTTTCGCTCCAGGCCAATCTTGAAGACGCTCGTAAGGCCTTGAAGGATCAGGCAGGGTCAGCACTCAGGGAAGCGCAGGGGGCGGGAGGCACGTTCCTTGGACTGCTCGGCGCGCTGCCGGAAGGCACACAAAGGTTACTCGGTCGTAGCCCTGCTTCAATCGAGTTTGACCGCATCGTCGACGCGGCATCCAAGGGCAAAATGAGCATCAATGACGCTCGTGCCGCGCTGGCGCATTTCGGCCAGGAACATCCTGACTTCGGCTATGTCATCGGCCGTTTCATCTCGATGACCAATACCGCAGCAGAGACCGAGCGTCAGGTCAAGTCACTGGAAGGTACGCTTAACCGGCTGGGCAACCCGGATCGAGCCTCGGTCGGCGGCCCTGCCGCTCTGGATCGTGCCCAGCGGACAGGCCGGGACAGCGCGATCATGCGCCAGCGCTTCGGCGACGATCCTTTCGCCAATATGCGCGAGGAACAGCGCCAAAAGGAAAAGACCCTCGCTGAAGCTCAGAAAGATCGTGCCCGGGCACTCGACCAGGCAGTCGACTCTCAGCGCCTCGAGCTCGCCCTGATCGGCAAAACGACCGGCGAAGCTGCCCGAATGCGTTTCGAGTTTGAGCGAATCCAGGCATTGCGTGAGGATGCGGCCCGCAATGGTGTGGCAGTCGATGAGAAAGAGTTAGCTCTCATCAGGGCAAAGGCCGCCGAGTATGCCAAATACGCCGACGCCATTGCCCGCGCCAATCTTGGTCGCGATCTCGCTTTCGAGCGCTCACAAATGGGTCTGTCCACGCCGGATCAGGCCGTCGCTTCGCGCCTTCAGAGTGCTGGCCTGTCGGTAGATCTGGACAGCCAGGCCGCCAAGGAAATCCGCATCAACGAAATCCTGAAGCAGCGCGTCGGCATCTGGAACGACATCCGCGACACCGGCATGGATGCGATCGACCAGCTGGTCAGTAGCGCCAGCCGGGGTTTTGATGACATCGGCGACGTGGTGGAGGGCATCGCCAGCGACATCACGAAGCAAATCCTGCAGCTTTCCGTCGCCAACCCGCTGAAGAACGCAATCTATGGTGCCGGGCTCCCGACGCTCGACGATGCGGGCGGCATAGGTGGCTTCCTCGGCACTCTGCTCGGCAAGACGCCGAATCCGGCTGCAGGCTTCCAGTCCGTCGGCGCTATGACGGTGAATGCCGGTTCGGTGGTGGTGACCGGCTCGATCGGCGTCAACGGCGGGGCTGCCGTCCTCGACCGGCTGTTCCCGGCTGAAAACGCCAACGGCGCCAATCTTCCGATCTCCGGCATGTCCTCATACGCGGCCGCCATACGCTCGATCGAGAGCGCAGGGAACGGCGGGTATAGCGCGCTCGGGCCGCTCCTGAAGAACGGTGACCAGGCTCTTGGTGCCTACGGCATCATGCGCTCGAACCTGCCATCGTGGTCGATGGCCGCGCTGGGGCGCAATGTCTCACAGTCTGAATTCATGGGCTCGTCGAGCATCCAGGATGCCATCTTCCAGAATCGGTTCGGCAGCTATTTGTCGAAGTACGGCAACGCGCAGGACGCTGCTTCGACGTGGTTCACCGGGCGTCCGTTGGCGAGCGGGAAAAACGCCGTCGACATTCTCGGCACCTCGGGCGCGGCCTATGTCGAGAAGTTCAACCGGGCGCTGGGTGGAACCACCAGCGGCGTCATGGACTTCGGAAAAGGCCTGCGCGACGGCCTCGGCCAATTCGGCGACGGGTTGGGCGACCTTTGGGGCAAGCTCGGCACCTTCCTGCAATCGCCGCTTGGTGGCGGATCATCGTGGTTTCAGGGCTTGTCATCGATGTTCGGCGGCATCAGCGGCGCGATGAACCATATGCTGTCGATCTCGCCAGCTGCGACCGGGGACATCCTGTCCGGCGTGTGGGGCGCATTCGACAGGGGCGGCTACACTGGCGACGGTGGCAAATATCAGGTGGCCGGACTGGCTCACCGCGGGGAGTTCTACTTTTCCAAGGAAGCCACTGCCAATCTCGGGGTGGATTATCTCTCGTCGCTGCATGAGGTCGGCCGACGCGGACGCGGATTTGCTGGCGGCGGTTTCGCCGGGGGGGCGGTTCCATCCGGTTGGCGTACCTCCGGGGCTTCCAGCCAGAGCAATGGCATCAAAGTCGTCGTCAACAATTATGGCGAGCCGACAGACGCCAGCGTCCAGCAAAGCACAGACGCGGACGGCAGCACCGTGATCGAGGTCATGATGGAAAAGAAGATTCGGGATGAGGTGACCCGCCCGAGCGCGGCCACCAACCGTCAACTACGCGGGACCTATGGCCTCACCAACCAGGTGGTACGCCGATGATCTCTTGGCCATCCACTTTACCGCAGCGCGCGCTCCGGGACGGGTATCAGTCGGGGTTCGGCGATGGCCGCGCCAGAACCGAAACCGATTCCGGCGTTGCCAAGATGCGCCGCCGGTTCTCGGCCGTTCCAAGACCGCTGACTTTCTCCATGTACATGTCGGCCGCCCAACTGGTGACGTTCAAGACGTTCATGACCACCGATACAGCCGGCGGCATCAAGCCCTTTACGTTTCCGGCTCAGGAAGAGGACGGGTCGTGGATCGTCCAGTTCGGCCGCGAGATGCCCCGTTGGGTGCCGAAAGGCATCGACTGGATCGTGTCTTTTGACCTGGTGATCCTGCCATGAGGACCGTTTCCGACGCCTTCCGGACGGCGGCGTTCGCGCAGGAGACGGACGAACTGCCCGTCATGCTGCTGACGATCTCCCATCCGGACCTTAGCACCACGTGGCGTTTGTCGAGCGACAACAAGGATCTTCTGGACGCGGAAGACCAATTGCGCGGCACGATAAGCCGGGGCCAAAGCTTCTACTTCTTCCCGATGGACGTGTCGCTGCCCGAGGAGGGCGAGGATGCGTCGAACGTCATCCAGATCACGCTCGACAACGTGACGCGCGAGGTCACGCCGCTGCTCAAGTCGACGGTGACGCCGGCGTCGGTGACGATCGAGATCGTGCTCGCCAGCGCGCCCGATGACGTCGAGATCGAGTTTCCCGACTTCGAGCTGGTTTCGGCCGACGTCGACGCCGGATCGGTGGTTCTGTCGCTGACCGTCGACACCATGCCTCGGAGCCTTTCCCGGCCGACAATTTCACGCCGTCGTCCTTCGGCGGGCTGTGGGTATCCACCTGAGATGATCGACCTGAACCGCTATGTCGGCCTGCCCTGGCAGGATCGCGGCCGCACGCCCGATGGATGCGACTGCTGGGGCTTGCTGCGCATTGTCTATGCCGGCGAACTCGGCATCGAACTGCCCGACCATTCGAACGGGTATGCCGACACGTCCGACCGCCGAGCCGTCTCCGGGCTGATTGAGGCAGGGTTGGGAGAGTGGCTACCTGTCGCGCCGGGCACAGAGCGGCCTCTGGACGCGATCCTGATCCGTCAGGCGCCTTGGCACGTCGGCGTCATCGTGCGGCGAGGACTAATGCTGCACATGCCGGAGAACGGCACCAGTTGCATCGAAGCTTATGACACCGGCCGCTGGTCGCGACGGGTCGAGGGAATCTACCGTCACGGGGAGGCAGCACGATGAACGCACTCGTCCGCGCGCCGCTCGACGGCGACATTCTCGGCCCGGCCGACGTCATCACCGTCACGGCCGCTGTTCATCCGCTGAAGCCGAAAGCGGAAATCCTGATCCTGCCTGCCGGTCTGTCGCTCGCCGAGATCGCCGCCGAAGTGGGCAAGCGATGTCAGGTCTCGCGTCTTTCGCGCGGCGCCGACATATCGATCTCCGGTCACGTGGTGGACGTGGCCCTGTGGCCCAAGGTCCGCGTAAAAGCCGGCGCCCATGTCACAGTACGAGCTCGCGCTGGAAAAGCCATCGGCAGCATTCTCAAATCGGTCCTGATGATCGCCCTGTCGGTTGCTGCCGCGT